CTTGGTAATGTTTATCAGCACGATAGCACAACATTAAGTAATTCTGAGAATTTAGGCACAGCCGTACCATACGCACAATCAGGACCTATTGAAATAGGTAACGGTGATAACTATGTGCAATGTAATCAGATATTACCTGATGAAGAAGCAAACACACTACCAGGTGTTGTGATAAGTTTTACAGGAAGATTTACACCACTAGGAGCAGAAACAGATTTTGGTAACTTTACTTTTAATAGTGATGGTTACACCGATGCAAGATTTACAGCCAGACAAGTTCGTATGAAAGTAACTGGCGATACCGATCAAATGTTTCAGGTTGGTAATATACGATTAGATTTAAGAAACAGAGGTCGTAGATAGTGGCAAGAAAAACACTAACACGACCAGGTGAAGATTACGATAAGAACTATCTTAACTATTTAATATCAGAGATAGAATATCAAACAGGTATGACTTTCAATAAAGGTGAAAGAATACAAATAAATGGTGGTGATGCCACCGAGTTAGTATTGGTAAGTCCAAATGGAACGAAATATAAAGTTAGTGTCGCAGACGACGGAACACTCTCCACCTCCACCACAGTCTAAAGAAGACTGGGAAGTAGAGTTTGACAGGTTAGAAGACCATATTATTCGTGCATTAAAGCACCAAGATAGGTATAATCTAAGTGATATTAAAGAAAAAATAGGCCAAGGAATGTTTCATATATGGCCTGGTAAGGATGCTTTTTACATATCTAGCTTTGGTGAGTTTCCTAAATACAGAGTTTTAAATTTATTTTTGTGTGGTGGAAACTACGAAGAACTAGAAGAGATGTTTCCAAGCATCGAAGAATTTGCAAAAAATTGTGAATGTAAATATCTTTATGGCGGTGGTCGTAAAGGTTGGATAAGAAAACTTAAACATCTTGGTTTTGAACAAGAATACATAGTCAAGAAGGAATTATAATTATGGGATGGGAAACAATAATACCAGCAGCAGTAGGTTTATTTGGTGCTACTCAAGGTGGCGGTGATACAACTGTAACAAATACTGATCCAGCGACACAAGCTAGATACGATGATTTATATGCAAAAGCTAATTTAGTAGCTCAACAACCTTTTGTTCCATATACAGGTGCAAGAGTAGCTGGATTTAATCCAGACCAATTAGCTGGTATGGATGCAACCAGAGGTTTATTTAATCAAAGCCAACAATACAACCCACAACAAGGATTACAAAATCTTTTTAATAAAAGTCAAACAGCACCAACAGTTACACCTTTTACTGGTACAGCAACACAACTACAACCAGCAGCAATGCAACAAGCAGCAAATATAGCTCCAGTAGATTTATATAGCGGTGCTTCAATTAATCGTAGTGATGTAAGAGATGTAAGACCTCAATCTTTATTAAACACAAATTTAAGTGCGTATCAAAATCCTTTTCAATCACAAGTTATTGATAATACATTAGGTGATTTAAATAGAGCAAGACAACTACAAATACAAAGTGACCAAGATGCAGCAATTGGAAGAGGTGCATTTGGTGGTTCACGTTCAGCTTTATTAGAAGCAGAAACAAACAGAAACTTTGCAGAAGAAGCTGGTAAGTTATCTAGTAATTTACGTTCACAAGGTTTTGATAGAGCTACATCATTAGCTGGTCAAGATATAGATAGACAATTTGCAGGTGATAGATTTATGTCGGATGCAGACAGAGCTATTGCAACGCAAAATGCAAGTTTTGGTCAACAAGCTGGTTTAGCAAGACAAGGATTGCTTGGTGATGTTGCACAAAATCAAGCTAGCTTAGATGCAAGAAGATTTGCAGCAGATCAAAGTGCATTAAATCAATTTGGTTTACAGCAAGGCTCTTATAATAACGCTATGAACATGGCTAACATGGATGCAATAAACAGAGCAAGATTTATGCAACCAGAATTAGAAATGAGAAACAGACAGTTCCAACAAGGTTTATTAAACAATCAAGTACAAAACCAATACCAAAACTTAGGTTTACTTGGCAACCAAGGAAGGGCAGCACAAGCACTATCACAAGCTGGTTTAGATGCTGGATACAACGAGTTTATGAGAGCATTAAACTATGGTCCACAACAACTTGGGTTACTATCAAGTTCAGTATTTGGAATGGACCCTGGAAGATCAACTACTACTGAGCAAGGCACACTAGGGCAACTTGGTAGTGCTTTAGATATTTATAACTCAGTTGCAGGATTATTCCCGCCATCAGGAGGTTAAACAATGTCAATTTTTAATAACAATAAACTTGACCCTTTTGGAACTAATAGTTTGTTTGCAGATATAAATAACACCAATCAACAAATAAACTCTATGAATCTCCCTTCTTTCGCAAAAGAAGAAGAAGAAAAGAAAAGAAAAAAAGCTGAACAAATGATGAAGCTACAAAATCTAGCCGATACATTAAATATGGTTAATGCTCAAAAGTCTGGCAATGCTCAAGGTGTTGCTATGTATTCTAATAGAATGAAACAAAGACAATTAGAGCAACAAGCAGCTAAAGCAAAAGCAGAGCAGGAAAAAGCAATTAATGCTATGAGTCCAGAGCAACAACAAATATATAAAACTTTTGGTCCTAGTGCTGCATTTCAATATCAGCAAAACTTGCAAGCTGGTGAAATAGCAGGAATGGCAGAACAAAGACAAATACAATCTTTAATTAATGCTGGTTACACACCAGAACAAGCAAACGCAATAGTTGTTGGTGGTTTAAAACCAAACGAGGTTAAAAACTTAAATGTTTCTTCAGGTCAAAGTATTATTGATGAAACAAATGAAATTGTTGAAACTTTAAACAAAGATACAGGTATGCAAAATGACTATTCTAATTTAGACCAAGCATTTGGGCCTGTTGATGCATTTCAAGAAAATATTATAAATAAACCATCAAGATTTTTATTTGGTGCTGATCCTGCTGGTGATACAGCAGCAGCTATAAGAGATAGAGATAATTTAAACTTAGAAATTTTAGCAACATTAGCAAATGATTATACTGGTAGACCAAGTAATTTACTTTTAGGTGAAATTAAAAAGAATATTCCAGAGGGTTCTGCAACTTCTGAAGCGGATGCTTTTCAAAAATATTCAAATTTTAAAATACAAACACAATCAAGAATTGCAAATTTAGAACAAGGAATTAGAAGTGAAAATGTTAGTGATGCTACAAAAGAAAAGTATAGAGAAGAATTAGTAAAATCAAAAACTTTATTAAAAAAACTAGAAGCAGCAACAGCATCGTTAGCTCCTAAAGATAGTGTTTCAGTAAAAGCAGATACAAACTTTGTATCCGAAGGAAAATATAACAACTATTTTATAAATAAAGGAAATGATTTTTAATCATGGCTACCTATCAAGAGCTTCAACAAAAACAACAAGCACAAAAAATATTTGAAGAGTTAAAAGCTGATGGCTTCAAGTTACTTCAAGAAGGTAAAATTGATGAACTTACTTTTAACACAAGAGTAAGAGATGCTGGTGTTGAGCTTGGTTTAATAGGACCTAATGAATATCCTGGCAGACTTCCTGGTTTTGTAGAGCCAGTATTAGAAGTCGCTGGTGGTATCGGTGGTGCTATCGCTGGTATTCCTGGCGGTTTACCTGGCATGGCTGCTGGTGCTGGTCTTGGAGCAGGCGGTGGTTCACTATTAACAGATTTTATAGGAGATATAGTTTCTCCAAATATGCCATCACCTTCTGCTGGTCAAAGAGCAAAAGATGCAGTCATCACAGGAACTATTGATACTGCTTTAACAGCCGCAGCTCCAGGAGCGGGTAAATTTTTATCATCAACTATTAAAGAAGGAATAACTGGTAGTAAAAATATAATAACCAAAGGTGCTGATAAATTAGCTGGAGTAGTACCAAGTTCAGGTCAAAGAGTTGGTTTTGCTGAAAAGGCATTAGGTATTACTGATGATGCAGCTAAAAAAGCAGAGCTACTAGGTAAAGAAGGTATTGAATTATCTCTTGGTCAAGCAAGCTCATCTCCTTTTGTGAGAGGTGCTTATGATTTATCAAATCGTATGCCTTTAGCTGGTAGACCAGGACAAGCACAATTAAAAAATGTTTTTGAACAGGTTAATAAAGCATTAGATAAAAGAATATCTCCATCTGCAAAATTAAAACCATTGAGCGAGTCTGAAAGATCGGATTTAATCAAAGAAGTTGGTTTAGAAAACTTTAATACTTGGAGAAAATCATATTCAACAGTTTATAAAAAAGCAGACTCTATAAATAAAGCAAAAGGTGAGTTTTTTGGTTTAGAAAATTTAGCAAAAACAGCAGACAGGGTTTATCCAAAAAGTAAATTTACAGATGCACCAGCAGATATATTAGATGTGTTGGATGAGCTAAGATTATACAAATCAGATTTTAAAGTTTCTAAAAAAGGTCTTGCTAGCCCAATATCAAAAAAATTAAGTTTTGATGATGTAAAAGCACTAGACACAAGATTGACCGACTTATCAAAAAAATATGATCCTGCAAAAGGTGACTTACCTAATAACTACGCTCATAGAACTGCAAACGCATTACTTGATACAATGAAAAGACAGCTTAGAGACCCAAGAGATGAAGCTGGTCGTTTATATTCTGCTGGTGATAAGATGTTTAAAAACTATATGCAAAAAGTAGAAAACAAAACAGGTAAAGAATTCCAAAGAGCATTAGGAAGAGGAGCATTAAGACCTGGTATTGGAAGACCTCCCACTGCAAGAATAGAAGACTTATATAGCAAAACTTTTGGTAAAAACAAAAGTCCAGAAGCAGTAAGAGAGCTGAGAGCTTTAGTTGGTGATAAACAAGTTAATGAATTAGCTGCAAATTATTTAGATGATATTTTTGGTAAATATATAAAATCAGAAAAAAGAGATTTTGCTAAATTATTTGATGAGCTTGGTTTATCAAATCCACAAAGTATGCAATATGAAGCTACTAAAGAATTATTAAAAACTTACAAACATACAAACATAGATGATTTATCTAATCTATTAGGTGCATTAAGAGAGTTTCCAGAAGTATTACCAGAAGTTAATCAATTTATACAAAGATCAGGTATGCTTAGAGCTGCTAACTCATTAGGACCTAGTGCTATGGTTGGTATGACAGGAGCAAGTGCAAGCGGTGGTATTGGTGCTTTTGCTGGTTTAGGAATGATGTATGGTTTAAACAGATTTTTATCAAAACCATTTAACAAAGAATTGATTAAGCAAGCAAATACTGGAAACAAAGAAGCACAAAAAGAATTCTTAAGAAAGTTTTTAAACTTCTTACCACAATCATTACCAAGCGGTTTACCAGCATCAACAGTTGCAGTACAACCCCTAGTTCCAGTTGTTGAGGATCAGATACTCGGTAACAACTAACATGACATACCATGACACGCAAAACGGAGCGGATAGGTAGGAGTGGAGAGTACCTAGCTTGCTCAGTAATTGCGAGAGAATCAGACACCGTTACAATAATGCCTCACACATCTCGTGCGGATTTAATCTTCGAATGGAAAAATAAAATCTATCGATGCCAGGTTAAAACAGTTACACACATAGAAAAGAATAGAAGGAACTGGCGATTTGATATTCGTAAGGGAATAACCATTACAGGAAGACATTATAAAAAAGATCAAATTGATATTGTCGCTATGGTAAATCTTAAATACCAGACTATATGTTTTAGAGCCTTTTGTGATTGTCAAACTACACAAATCACGATAAAGGACGAAATTATGAAGTCGACCAATTCTATCCAAAGTTTTAAAGATGCTATGAAATCTTTAAGCATGACGGATATATGACGGATGAGTGGAAAAGCTATATGTTTAGCTTCTCTAAATACCCTAAAAAATGGCTGATTTCTGCGGTGGGGCCCTTAGCTCAGTTGGTAGAGCAATTCCCTTTTAA